AATGAGTTAATGCAAAAAGAACCTGAACAGGAATCCGTTTCTTTTGAGATAGAAGATGATGCACAACCTGCGGCTGTTGCCGAACAATCTGTTGAAGTTCAGCCAGATTCTGAAGAAAAAAGCAGTACAATTGTACAGGAAGATGATTCTTCAGAGCTTGAAAACTATAGCGAAAACGTTCAAAAGCGTATTAATCAACTTACAGCAAAACGTAAGCAAGCTCTTGAAGAGAGTGAAGCAGCGTATGCCTATGCTAGACAGGTCCAAGAACAAAATAAACAGTACCAACAACAAAACGAGGAAATGAAAAAACGCCTCTCTGACTTGGACAAAGGGTATGTCAGTGAGTATGGCGCTCGTGTAGAAACACAAGAGGCTGCTGTTAAGAAGGCTATGCAGGAAGCGTATGACGCTGGTGACATGACTAAAGTTGCAGAGGCGCAATCTGCAATGTCTCAACTAGCTATCGAAAAAGAACGTTTACGCATACAAAAAGCTAGATCCGAACAAGAGCAAGAAGTTCAACAAGAAGCGCCTCAACAAGAATTGCAATCTCCGCAAGTTCCAAGAGAGCAAGATTTAGACCCCAAGTTAAAGTCTTGGATGTCTCGTAACGCTTGGTTTGGGCCTAGCGGTGATATGATTATGAGTAAAGCCGCTGAAGCTATTCATACACAGATTGTAGGTGCTGAAGGGTTTGATCCATCATCAGATGAATATTACGCGGAAATAGATAAGCGAATGCGTCAATACTTTCCGCAAAAGTTTCAGGAGCAGAGGCAAAACGCTCAACCTGTCGCTCCTGCGTCAAATGGACGGTCATCAAGTAAAAGTGGGCGGAAGAAGACGGTGGAATTAACGCCGGGACAGGTGGCTTTTGCCAAAAAAATGAACATACCTATGGAGCGATTCGCACTAGAGGTTGCAAAACTTCAGGAGAAGGGAAAATGACTGATCGTACAAGCCGGGATTCGCAAACCCGTGAAAAACAAGCGAGAGTTGCCGATTGGAAACCACCCTCCACTCTTGAAGCTCCAGAAGCCCCAGTTGGCTATAAACACCGTTGGATCCGTGAGTCTGTAATGGGCTACGATGACAAAAATAACGTTCACAAGAAGCGCCGTGAGGGATGGGAGTTTGTAAAAGCTGAAGATCATCCTGAATTTGATGCTCCTGTTACGAGCGATGAAGGTAAAAACGCTGGCGTGATTGGCGTTGGGGGTCTTATGTTGGCTAGAATCCCTGAAGAGATCGTGGAACAAAGAAATGCACATTATGAAAATGTGACCCAAAATCAAATGGAAGCTGTGGATCGTGATTGGATGCGTGAAAACAATCCAAACATGCCAAAGCAAAAACCTCAACGATCCTCTTCTGTGTCCTTTGGTGGACCGAAAGGAGGGGAATAGTGATAGTCGAAGGAGACTAAATCATGGCGAATAAAGATGCTGCCTTCGGCATGCGCCCTGTGAAAAGGATAGGTGGAACACCCTATACTGGTGGGCAAAGCCGTTATCGTATCGCCGCTAACTATGGAACAGCCATTTTCCAAGGTGACATGGTTGCTCAAGTAACTGGTGGCGGTATTGAAGTACACGCTGATGGTGGAACAGTACCAATCGTTGGTGTGTTCAATGGATGTCAGTTCACTGATCCAACAACAGGTGAGCAGAAGTTCTCAAACTTCTACCCTGCAAGCACTAATGCTTCTGACATTATTGCTTTTGTCATTGATGACCCAATGGTTATCTTTGAAATTCAGTGTAATGCTGCATTCCCTGTTGCTGACTTGTTTGGCAACTTTGACATTGTTTATACTTCGGCTGGAAGCACAACAACTGGCATTTCTGGTGCTGAGTTGAATGTGTCTGACGGTGCGACGACTCAAAACTTGTCAGTTAAGGTGATAGACATCTCTGAAGATCCAGAGAACAATGATGTATCTTCTGATGCAACTAATGTCTATTGTGTCATTCAAAACCATATCTTCGGACAAAAGTCCGCTGGCTTGGCATAAGGAGGCTTAGAAATGGCTATTTCTCGCGCACAACTAGCGAAAGAGCTAGAACCCGGCCTCAACGTTCTATTCGGAATGGAATATGAACGTTACGATGCCGAGCATGCTGAAATCTACGACACAGAAGCTTCAGATCGTGCATTTGAAGAAGAAGTGATGTTGGTCGGTTTTGGTAATGCAAACACCAAATCAGAAGGTGCTGGAGTCGTTTTTGACTCAGCTTCTGAGGCATACACAGCACGTTATACGCATGAGACAATTGCTCTTGCTTTCGCGCTGACAGAGGAGGCCTTGGAAGATAACCTCTACGACCGCCTTGGCGCTCGTTATACAAAGGCTCTTGCTCGTTCAATGGCCCACACAAAGCAGGTTAAAGCTGCTGCAACTTTGAACAATGCGTTCAATAGCAGCTTTACAGGTGGAGATGGTAAGGAGCTTTGCGCTACTGATCACCCACTAGCTGGTGGTGGAACTCTTCGTAACGAGCCATCAACCGCTGCTGATCTTAATGAGACATCACTTGAAAATGCTCTCATTGACATCTCAACATTTGTTGATGAGCGTAGCATGATTGTTGCACTTCGTGGTATGAAGCTAATCATTCCACCACAGCTTCAATTCGTTGCTGATCGTCTTCTTGAGTCAACTCTACGCCCAAGCACATCAGACAATGATGTAAATGCTATGCGTAACATGGGTATGCTTCCTGAAGGCTACACCGTTAATCACTTCCTGACTGATACAGATGCTTTCTTTATCAAGACGGATGCGCCTAACGGCTTCAAGCACTTTGAGCGTACACCAATGTCAACTGGTATGGAAGCTGACTTCGATACTGGTAACATGCGGTTTAAGGCTCGTGAGCGTTACAGCTTTGGATTCTCAGATCCACGTTGCGTATTCGGTTCACCGGGTGCATAATAAAAAAATCAGGTACGAGGTTGATCCCCATGCTTACGAGCGAGATTGGTCAATCCCCCTGAAAGAAAGGGCGGCTTCACAGTCGCCCTTTTTTATTGTATAGTTTTTTCATCCCTGACAGACTCATTGTGAGTCTGACACTAGCCAAGACAGGAGATGCAAATGGCTAATAGTACCTTTTCAGGTCCAGTCCGTTCTGAAAACGGGTTTAAAAATATCATCAAAAGTTCTACGATTGGTTCTCTTACTAGTGAGATGACACTGTCTACATACGTTGCAACTGTGACAGTTGCAAACGGTGCTACGACAGGAAAAGAATCTGCTATAGGTATTCCTTCTAACTTTATACCCATGGGAGTTATGGTCGCTGTGACTACAGCCGCTGCTAACTCTGTGAACCTTGTAGATATTGGCACAGATGCTGATACAGATGGGTTTGTTGATGGAATTTCTGCTGCTGTAAATTCAACTGGTTTCAAAGGATTTTTCCCTTGTAACGGTGTTTTAGGCATGTCAGGTGGAACGACTACTGCGGCGACAGAAACAGCGGATGAAGTAGAGGTTGTTGTTTCGGGGGATCCCGGTGGAGATACAGTGATTGTTCTAAAATTCTTTGGGATTTCTAGTTCATCAGACGCATCTTAATAGGAGGCAAATATGGCTGGTCCAGTAAGAGCCTTTAACCACGCCCAAGGAGATTCTGCTGCTGTTGTAGGTCCGGCTCGTTCTCGCATTCGTCAAATTGTAATTTTTGCAGATGCGGCTGGTGCCTTTACGATTAAAAATGGTAGTGCTTCTGGTGAAACTTTGATTACGCAGACTTTTCCCACAGGAATGCACCATTTAAATATTCCAGATGACGGCATTCTTGCTACGAGCGGTGCGTTTGTTTCTGCTTTCACTGGTTCTAGTAATCAATTAACTATTTTCTTGTCGTAGAGACAACAATGGCTAGTTCCAAAGGGAAGATGCCTCCGCGTAATAAAAAGAATTTCCGCCCCACAGAAAAGGGGGCGGGAATGACTAAGGCCGGGGTAGCTGCGTATAGACGGGCAAATCCCGGCTCTAAGTTAAAAACGGCGGTAACTGGCAAAGTAAAAAAAGGTAGTGCTGCTGCAAAGCGGCGTAAATCTTTTTGTGCTAGATCTGCTGGACAAATGAAAAAATTTCCAAAGGCTGCAAAAAATCCTAACAGCCGTCTAAGACAGGCTCGTAGAAGATGGAAGTGCTAATGACCCCTGAAGATGTATTGAAGCAATTAGAAAAGCATGAAGAGTCATGTGACAAGCGCTACGCTGATATACAAGATCAGTTAAAGCGACTTGACACTAGACTATGGGGTATTGCCATTTTAATAGTAGCAGCGGCTGGTATGGAACAATTGTTCTAATGGTCATGGGCCGTTCACAGATGAGGCAACAAGTTAGTAAGCCTCCTCAAAAGAAGAAGTGGAGTTCTAAAAGAAAACGATCTGTAAATTGCAAACGTCCTCGTGGTTTTAGTGAGAGAGCTTATTGCGCTGGGAAGAAGAAAAATGCCTCTAACAAAAAAAGGTAAAAAAATAATGACTGCTATGAAAAAGCAGTATGGATCAAAAACGGGGGAAAAAGTTTTTTATGCAACAAAAAATAAAGGCAAAATAAAGAATGTCGAGAAAAAGAGCAGACCCAAAAGTAGGAACAGGAAAAAAGCCTAAAGGTAGTGGCAGACGGCTTTATACTGATGAAAACCCAAAAGACACTGTTCGTATAAAGTTTGCAACTCCAACAGATGCTAGAGCCACAGTGGCTAAAGTTAAAAAGATAAACAAACCTTTTGCTAGAAAGATACAAATTTTAACAGTTGCAGAGCAAAGGGCTAAAGTAATGGGCAAAAAACAAGTTGTGGATATTTTTAAGAAGGGCAAAGAATCACTGAGAAGGAGCAGGAAAAATGCCTAAAGACGCTTGTTATCATAAGGTTAAGGCTCGTTACAGAGTTTTTCCGAGCGCATATGCTTCAGGGGCTATCGCAAAATGCCGAAAGGTAGGTGCTGCTAACTATGGCACTGGTGGTAAAAAAAAGAAGGCCAAAAAGAAAGCTGCTGGTGGTGTGGTAAGAATGGTTAACGGAGGGGCAGTTAACAAGGCAAAACGACCATCTAGTAATCCTAATGTTGCTAGAGGTTGTGGTGCTGTGATGAGTAACAGGCGAAAGGCCACTAAATACTCATAACAGAAAGAAGATAAAATGGATCCTGTTTCTGCTATGGCAACGGCGTCTGCCGCCTTTACTGCAATAAAAAAAGGTTTTGCCATAGGTCGTGATATAGAGAGCATGGCATCTGATCTTGGCAGATGGATGGGCGCACTCAGCGACCTAGACATGCTAGAAAAAGAAGCCAAAAATCCACCCATATTCAAGAAGCTCTTTGCTGGAAAATCGGTTGAGCAGGAAGCCATGGAGGCTTTTGCTGCTAAACAAAAAGCAGAGGCGCAACGTAGAGAGTTGCAACAGTGGATTGGTCTGACCATGGGCAAATCCAAATGGGACGAATTGGTTCGTATGGAAGGGTCAATCAGAAAATCTCGCCAAGAAACTTTGTATCGCCAAAGGCAACGCAGACGCAAGTTTGTAGAGATCGTTGCTTGGATTATGATGGGTGTTTTTGGCATATGTTTATTGCTTGGTTTTCC